CATGATTTCTCCTTGTTTAATAAAACTAATTAATAAAACTCTTTTTAATAAATATCTATGTAATACAAAAAACCTTCAATAAAAAAAAGGGAAGTCCACCACAAACTTCCCCTTTCACTAATAAAATAATATTAGAACTGTAATATTGCGTAATCGTAACGGAGACTTAATGTAATCTCGGCTGGGTCACTAGCTGCCCAATCTAAATCATTAAATGCGGCGGATACAATGAATGCACCTTTTAAAGTCCATTCTTCTATCTTATCTCCAACAGGACCTAACATATTAATTGTAATATCTTTCTTATAAAAATCAGAATATCCATCACGTCCAGTTACAGATTCTTTGTGTAATCTTACCCATTCCATAACGGCTTGAGCACCACTCGGAACAACGGGGTCATATAAAGTAATTTCAATTGGCTCCCATGAACCTTTACCTTTAACATATCGTTTAACATTAATATGATTTAATTCAACTTCCTCAAACGTAATACTTGGTCTATTGGCAGTTTTAATTAAATACGCGGGAATACCTTCAACATAAAGGATATAACGATTCTTCGTTTTTGGTTCAAACGGAGTGAACATTATTTCTGAAGGGTCGAGTAATTCAGCCATTTTATTATCTCCAAATTAATTAAATTTCTTATATATAAATATCATCTACTTCTAAAAATGTATTTCATCTAACATCAATAATAAATATCATATAAACAAAAAACCCCTCAAAATGAGGGGTTTTAAGTTTTAACTTATTTACTTATTTACTTATTCTGGAAACGTAGCTCCCGTAGGAAGTACCACGAAATCAAGAACAATAAACTCTGCAGTTCTCGTAGGTTGAATATAGATTTGTCCAACAAGACGATTTCTATCAACAACATCTGGTGTGTTGTTAGATTCATCCATGACAACTCTAAATGCACTCAATCCACTATTAGCTTGTACTGAATCCAAGAAAGGATTAACAATATTCAAGAAACGATTCCGTGTTCCAGCAGTATTCTGTTCGAACACAAGGTATCTTGAAGAAGAAGCAATAAACTTCTTCAATCTAATTAGTAATCTACGTACATTTACTCTATCCAACGCCGATGGTTTAGCTTGTAAGGTCTTCTGACCCCAAACACAAACACCTTGACCTGGGAATGAAGCAATTGGGTTAACCCTATCTTCATAAAGGTCATCACGTTCTGCGTGAGTTAATCTCGTCTCAGCTTCAAGTACGGTTGTTAAACCACCACGACTCAAACCAGCTGGAGCGAACCATTCATGAGCTACTTGGTCTGTATATGCAATAACACCAGGTAACACAACTGAAGGTGGCACCCATACTGGTAATGATGTACCAGAATCTACTATTTTTACCCAAGGGTAATAAACAGCCGCATAATTACTATCTAATGTAGATACACGACTTGTTACAGTAGCGATACTCTCACCACGTATACTCGCATCCATTACATAAAAAGTATCACCACGTTCTTCACACATATTCATAGCTCTAGCACTAACTTTACTATGTATTCCATGTACAATACCAGGTGTTACCAACAGATTAATATCAAACTCATCAGGATTACTTACAGCGTTAATAGCTTTCTTGTAAACAGTAGTTCCCATAGTTGTAGGAGATGAACAATCAAATCCCATCACATTAGTCTGTGAGATATTAGCACCAGTATTCTTTGGTGTTGCAGGATTCATTCCATCAAAACCACCTTGTAGTGGTAAAGCAAATTTACGTTGACTAATATGTGAATCGGCCAATGTAATTTTATCTGTCTCTATAGCATATCCATTTACAGATGATGCAGATGGATGTCCACTCATGTTTTCTAATGACATTGAAGCATTATTACCAGTTCCAGCACTTATTGGTATTGGAGCTAAGTAAGCAACATTATCATATGCTTTTCCATTATTATTGTATGTATACCAATAATTAAAGTCAAATCCATATGGAACTGTTGTGTCAAACTCTAATGTTTCATTAGTTTGTTCAGTCACTAATTTAGCAGCATCAACTGCAGTTGTACCTGGAACAGTATTTGATATTGCTGAGTGACCCATCGGTACAACAGACTTTGGTGCAAACTCAAGAGCCGAATAATCACTTATATAAATATGATTGGACATATTTGGCCAATCTCCATTATATGTAAGTTTTCCAGCTGAGGATATGGTTACATATCTATCACCAACAACTCTTGGTAAATAGCTAGTACTTGTCGCATCAAAATTTAAATTCTGCCAAGATTCAATTAACGCACCATCATCAACTTTATATACTCCAAGACTAAATGAACCATAATCTGAACCAGCAATACTACCAGCCGCTTTCACATTAGAAACAACCACATACACATCATCGTTTACATTTGAACCATGTGAACGAGTTTTAACCTTAAATAGATTAAAACGTGCATTATTAATCAATTGTGATTGTACAGTTGGTGACGTAGCATTTGAGTAATCAGTACTAGCAAAATCTATAGTAGCTATAGACGCAGAAACACCTTCCGTTCCTGCCCATGAAGTTGTTGATTGAGCATTTTTAAAATTAGCATATAAGTAAGCGGGAACAGTTATTCCGCCAGCTCCTGTTTGAATTTGAGCATCAGTACTAAATACATTTTCAATGTAATTTGCACTTCCTGAGTCAAATGATAAGGTTACACTATATGAAACTGTATCTGTACCATTCACAGTCAATGTTGAATCAGTTGAACTAACATCACCACCAGCAATAGTTGATGTTGATAAATCTCCTGCTCCACCAAAATCACCTTGTGACGGTGCGAGATACGCTAACGAGTGTGTAACACCAGTTGCCGCATCTGCTCCAGATATAGCATATAGTTGAATAATATCATTTGAGTACCCATCTTCTCCAAGAACTCTGACGATAGTAACCGTACCAGCACTCCGTAGATATTGTTCTACGGTATAAGGTGTATAATAATTCTTCGTGACATCCCCAAACATATCCACAAATTCATTAAAATTGCGAACAACTGTAGGAACAAAAGCAGGCCCTTTAACGGTAGGCCCAATTATTGCCGCTCCAATTTCCCCAATAGCTTGTGGTAAAAATGAAAGGTCTTTCTCACGAGTAAATACACCAGGACTTACGATTCTTTCGGCCATTATATTTCTCCTAATTAATTAGTTTATTGTTTACGCATGCGAATATATAACATATTCTAATATAAATAGTTTATAAAAATCTGAAACGATTATTTGTAAATTTTATTACTATTCATTTTTTTGTGGTGGTTGTTCTACTGGTGTAAAAGTACCAGTAGATGGGTCTAACGCACCAGGCCCATATTTTTTATTTAATTGGTCAACTAAATCACGTTCTTTCTTTTGTATATTAGAATAATCAACTTCCATTTGTGCTTCTTGGTTTTGTAATGTATCTAATTGTTGTTTTAACAATATACTCTGAACACGTAATTGTCCAAATTCAATAGTTTTACTCTGATATGAAGTTTGGAGTTCTTGTAACTCTTTCATTTCATTATCAGAAAATTTAACAGTGTCTGCCATTATATTCTCCTTATAACAGTTATATAACTAATAATAAGTATCTAATCTTAACACTAAAAGTGTTATTTATTTTTTAATTCCGTTTCCAATTGTACAACTCTAGCTTCTAACTCCTTAACAGCCTCTACTAATATTGGTACTACATCACCCTTATTAACACCCAAGTAACCTTCTCTATCTTCAAAGGTTATTTTATGTGCTTGTGAACCTGTCACTTCTTGTGCAATAAATCCATAATATGTTTTATCATCGGTTGTTGCATTTCTTGTATTACCTTCTTCTTCTGTTTTCCAATTATATGTTACACCACGTAATTCTTTAATTGTATCAAGTGATTGTGATATAGTATTAATATCTTTCTTCAATCTTACATCAGAAGTAGAAACTTGTAATTTACCATGTAGGTTAGCCGCTACTTCAACCGTAGAAGCACCCGCTAATGTACTTATAATAATACCAGCTGTAGCACTCATACTAATCTGTGCAGCATCATCATCAATTTGTATATGAGTACCATTACCATATCCAACCCAGTCATCATCACCAAGGAATATGTTACCTTCAGATTGTAATCTTGTTACTTCGTTAACATCATCAATGGATAGATACGTACCAAGTGAATAACCTCTCATATCACCAAGTGAACCAACACCAACTGTAGATAATTCTATACCACCACCAGCATCTGATAAACTCATATATGTGTTATTACCAGCTGTTGTATGGTCACCTACTTTAAATATTTTAGAACTACCATCAAATGTCATATTCGCTTCAGAATTAATAGTAGTTGAATTTACTGAAGTAATTACTCTATTATCAGTATTATTAGTATATGAAGTTATACCAGCGGATGCACCAGTTGTTCCTTGACCACCTATTCCACCTTGAGCACCAACATTACCTTGAGCACCAACATTACCTTGAGCACCAACATTACCTTGAGCACCAACATTACCTTGAGCACCGATTCCACCTTGAGCACCTGTAGCACCTTGAGCACCGATTCCACCTTGGGCACCAACATTACCTTGATTACCTATTCCACCTTGAGCACCTGTAGCACCTTGAGCACCAATAGCACCTTGGTTACCTATATTTCCTTGGTTTCCTTGGTCACCTTGAGCTCCAGTAGCACCTTGAGCACCAATAGCACCTTGGTTACCTATATTTCCTTGGTTTCCTTGGTCACCTTGAGCTCCAGTAGCACCTTGAGCACCAATTCCACCTTGAGCACCAACATTACCTTGATTACCTATTCCACCTGTAGCACCTTGAGCACCAATAGCACCTTGGTTACCTATATTTCCTTGGTTTCCTTGGTCACCTTGAGCACCTGTAGCACCTTGAGCACCAATTCCACCTTGGGCACCAACATTACCTTGAGCACCTATGTTTCCTTGGTTTCCTTGGTTTCCTTGGTCACCTTGAGCTCCAGTAGCACCTTGAGCACCTGTAGCACCTTGAGCACCAATTCCAC